CCCGGATGATCCGGGCTGCAGTAGCGCGGGGGTTGTCACCCACCGCGATGCCCCGTACCAGGTTCCGTTTCATCAGGCGCACGATGTCAGCAGGCAGCGGCCGGGTGGCCTTGTGAATCTGCTGGGCGGTACGCTCCACGATGGCTGTCAGTGCAGCCTCAGGAACGCGGGTGAAGCTCACCCCCGCACCGGCAGCCCCTGGGGGCAGCTGCGACTGTACGACAGCAGCGTGACCCTCAGCAGCCTCCAGCACGACGGTGGTGAGGTCTTGAGTGATGATGTTCTGGGCCTGAGGTGCCAGCACGTCCAGGTACTCCCGGGCGAGCCGGAGAGCACCCGTCAGGCGGATGTTGCGGGCAGCCATAGCCCGGGTGACCTTGCCATCTACAGCGCCTGCCAGCAGGTCGGTCAGGGCCAGCTCGAACTCCGGCAGCAGCACGTCCCACGCCTCAGCCCATGCCTGGGTCAGTGCCCTGGTCTGTGCGTCGGTAAGGGTGGTGAGCTGCCGCCGGAGTGCGGCCACTGCCTGGAGGGTTTCCTGCGTTACTGCCACAGGCACCTCCTACTTGAGTGCTGCCGAGGGGTCATCCCCGTTGCGGAATGCCTTGGTAGCTACGTCGCCGGCTGTGGTATCGCTGGGTACCAGGTTGCCGTCCTCATCCGTGATGTCCTCCAGCAGCTCATCGATGTTCTCCACCTTGAGCACCTGCAGGGCCAGCCGGATCAGTGGCAGCTTGGGCACGTCTGGCATACCGTCAGCAGCCACGATGGCATCCATCAGTACCTTGACATCCACCTCATCCAGTGAGGGGAACGTGATGTCCAGGCTGTTGTCATCCGGGTCCTTGAAGACCACCTTGAGGCGGTCACCGTCCCGGAGGGGTGTACCCAGACCGCGGAGCGGGCCCCTGGGGGCCAGCACTGCCTGCTCAATCGCGTAGCCAATCAGGTCTCGCCGCACATCGCGGTGGAGCTCCTGGCGGGCCTGCATGGTGAGCCGTGTGGGAAGGTCAAGCGTCTCGGCCGTGGCGCGGGCCCCGGTCTGCCCGGGGTCAGCCAGCAGGATAGTCACCGGCAGCCCCAGGGCACTTGCCACCAGGGTAGCTAGTGGCCTGCTTGACTCAGCATCGATCGTGGCCCCAGACTTACCCACTGCCTCCAGCTTCTGATCCTCAGTGAGGTTCAGAGTGCTGCCTGCAGGCGCGTCGCCCAGGCCCTTGATCGCTGCCCGCTTGCGCTGGGCCTCGCCGGCTGTCTTGCTGGTGGTGGTGAACGCGATCTTGCTCAGGGCCTTCATCAGTAGGGCCCAGTCCTCCAGGAAGCCCTTGTGGCTCAGCGCCCAGGGGATAGCTGCGTAGCTGTCACCGATGCCGAACTTCCAGCCCTCCAAGGCGTTCACCTTGACGTGCTTGATCGGCGCGTCCCAGCGTACCTCCACACCGTTGATGTTGCGGTACTTGGTCAGCGGCTGGTACTTGAGCGCGGGGTAGTACGCCTTCTTGGTGACGTACATGGCACTGTCCTGGACCTGCTCAGTCCACTGGCGGAGGTAGTACCAAGGGGTGTTCTTGTCACCAGGCGCGGTGATTACGTCCCGTATCTCGTCGAACGGGATGGTGCGTACCTGCACCCGGCCGTCCAGCGGGTTTGTGAAGTTCGCGATGAAGACGTTGCCCTCATCGTACAGGGTGCCCTCGTACCGGGCCACAGCCTGGGCCCCGTACAGCGCCTCTCGGTTGCCCTCATCGTCCAGGTAAGCCTGGACCAGGTCGTTGACATCGCTGTTGCCCGCCTGGATGGTGCAGCCCTGGCCCCAGATGTAGGCGTGGCGGACTTCCCGGCCACGCTTGATCAGTGGGTTGGCCACGCCGAACAGCCTGCCCTGAGCTGCTGCCCGGGTGAGGCCGTCGCGGGTGAAGTCGTCAGCGTACTGCTCGGTCAGCTTGGTCCAGCCAGCGTTGTCGCGGGCCAGCTCGAGCCGTGCGAACGACTCCTGTACCAGGTTGGTCATTTCGCCGGCCAGGCTGTGCACTACGCCTTCAAGCACCTTGTCCTCAGACCGGTTGGCCGCTTCCTGCAGGCCCAGCAGCTGCATTATCTTACCCATGCAGGCCTCCTATACCGGGCTGACGGACCAGCCCTGCTCGTTGATGATGTCGTACACGTCGTCCTCGATGATGTTGTCATCCAGGATGGGCCTCAGCAGTAGCCTGTTGAGGGCCTGGCTCATAGCGTCAATGGTGTCGTCATGGCTGCTGTTGGGGAAGTTCTTGGCTTCCTCAAGCAGCTGCGTGACACCGGGCACCAGCTCAGCGGTGGGCAGCACCACGTTCCCGGACTCAGTCAGCGGTGATACCGCGGATGCCCTGGCGTACTTGCTGCCTTCCGGCTCGATGGGGATCAGCCCGATAACCTGCTGCTGTAGGGTGTTGATCACCGCGGGCCCGTTGGCCTTGTCCTCAATGAACTTGGCTATGGCCTGGGGCCACATCCGGCTGACTTCCTTGATCGCCCTCAGCGTGGCGGAGAAGTTGAGCCGCTCGCGCACCTGGTACAGCAGGTAGGCGGTGTAGCCCACCCTCAGCCACACCTGGCCCACCACGTAGTCGCTGCCCTTGCTGTCCTTGAACGTCAAGTCCCAGGACTGCACCAGCTCATGGTCGTCTCGGCCGATGCCCGGTATGCGGCACACCAGCTTGCCCTCGGCGTCATATGAGGTTTCCCACAGGGGTGAGCTGTAGCGCTCCCACTGTTCCTCAGGCGGGAAGACTCCACCGCTATCTGGGGACGGTCTGCCCTGGTACAGTGAGGCCCAGGTACGGGCTCCAGCCTGCTTGCGCCGCTGCTCCCACTGCTTCCAGGTACGACCGCGGGCGGATACCATGTACTCGCCGGGCTCTCGGCCCAGCAGGTCAACCTCACCCCGCTCCGGGCGGTGGTCAGCCTGGGCGGGGATGTTGATAACCTTCCAGCCTGCCTCAGGGTCGCGCTCGATCAGTCGGCCGGCGAGGTCATCCTGGTGCCAGCGGGTGAGGATGATCACCACGGGGGCCCCAGGGGCAAGACGTGCGCTAGCTGCGTCAGTCCACCAGTCCCATACGGTGTCACGCTGCAGCTCGCTGTCGGCTTCCTTGCGGTCCTTGATGGGGTCGTCAATGATCAGCAGGTCAGCCGGGCGGCCGGTAACACCAGCACCCACACCCACGCTAAACATTCCGCCCTCGTGGCCGGCGACGGTCCACTCACTCACTGAGCCGTTGTCGTTGGCTATCTGCAGGCCAATCTCAGGGTGGCTGAGTATCCTGTTGCGTACTGCCCGGCCGTTACGGTTGGCCAGCGACTGCCCGTAGGAAGCGGTGACGATACGCAAGTCAGGGTTCCGGGTGAGGCACCACACCGGGAAGTCATTGGCGACCCGGACGGACTTACCTTCCTGGGGTGCCATGCTGATAATCAGGCGGCTGTCAGGCGTATTGAACGCCTCCACCAGGGCTGCATCGATGATGTCGAGCGCTGGAGTCTGCACCGTCTTGGGGTTGGTAGCGCGGGCCAGGGCCCCGGGGGTTGCCCAACGGCTTCCCCCGGAGCTCTCTGGGTCAAACTGGTCAGCTACCAGAGCCCACTTGGAGGGGAAAGCCACAGCTGCATCCCTCCTGGGTGGTTTTAGAGCTAGCTCACCCGCACAGTGTCACTTTGGCCTGGGAACTCCAAGGAACTCAAGCTAACTGTTGTCTGGCTGAACAATAACTCAGGGCCCAGCCGGTGCCCGTGCCATACTGGTGAGGTTAGCGCGGTACAGGTGCATAACGCCAGTAGGGGCCTCCACCACGGGAGGCCCCTACTGTTGTGCTGGGGGTACTGCTAGCTGTCCTTGCGGATGAAGAAGTTGAGGCCCCGGTCCGTACGGGCTGCCTCAGGGTTGTGGGTGCGCTGCATCCCCTGGGCAATGCTGGTGGCCTCAGCGCGGGTGAGCCCCGACTGGATGACCTCCTCGCCGGCAGCGTCATCGTTGAGCATGTTGGCTACTACCTGCCAGGTGGTGGACTGGGGCAGCGCCTGGGCGGCTGCCATGATGTCCCGTACCCTCATGCCAATGGTTTCCACGCCTGCAGCCTCAAGTGCTGCACAAGCTGCGTCAAACTCATCGATCTCAGCCTGGGTGGTGTTGTGTACCATGATGTGCTCCTACGTTGTGTCGTGGTGGGTGGTGATGGAAAAACCATAACACGTAATTCCATCACCACGCAAGTCAGCCGGCGAACATGAAACAGGTGCAGGCCACCAGGTAGTCCTCGGGCCCGCGGGCCTGGTTAGTGCAGCCCTCCTGGTGCACCCACTTCTCAGCCTCAGCGGGCTTCTCGAAGGCGGCCTCCAGGTCCTTGGCACAGTCCATGCATACCAGCTTGGTCACTGGGTACATGGACCGGGTGGACCTGTTGAGCTTGATCGTGATGTGCTTGAGCTCCCGGGCCACGAACATCTCATGGTTGGGGTAGCTGCACTCGCCGGAGGTGGTACGCTTGCACCGCTCGCACGTGACTGAGACGGTGGTGATGGTGACGCTACTGACCTTGATAGCGCGGTGGAGTTTGGTGGGCATGATCTGGTTCCTTACGTGGTACGTGGTGAGGGCCCCGGCTGGTACCGGGGCCCCTGGGGGTTAGTTGCTTTCGTCGTAGGTGAGGGCCTCTTCCCGGCTGGTGGCGATCACCAGGGTCTCGCCCCAGGCTGCCCGCATCTCCATGTCAGCGGTGACCCAGGTGAGGGTGTTGGTCCCATCCTGGAGCTCGAACCACACAGCCCCGATCTCAGGCACGATCAGCATATTGCCGGTGAGCGTGGGGACCGGTGCACCTTCCGCGGTGAACACCCGCTCCAGCTCGGCCTCGATGTGGATGACGATGGGGGCGAGTGCTTCGAATGCGTTCATTTCTGGTTCCTCCGTGGTGTCGTTGTGGTGGTAGAACAAGTATTGTTGGAATATTCCAACAGGTCAAACCAGCTGACCCAGGAACTCGGCGGCCGCGCCCAGGTAGTGCAGGTCTTGCCCTTCCCAGGTACCGGTGCAGCCCCTGCAGGTCACCCGGATGGGGGTCTCACTGAGGTAGGCCAGCAGTGGCGGCTGGTACACGCTGCCCCCGTCCGGGTCAGTCATGAGGACGCGGTCCTGCTTGCAAGTGGGGCAGCTCAGGCCTCGGAGGGGTACCTCCTGAGGCGGCTCCAGCAGGTCACGTATCTGCCCCCGCCAGTAGTGGCACATCTCCAGCAGGTGCAGCTCCTCATCCGAGCCGGCGAGGCTGGCAGTCCACACCTCTAGCCGGGTGATCAGCGGGGTACCAGCCCGGGCCAGGTCACCGCGGCCGGGCCAGTGCTGCCCCACGGTGTCCCGGATGCCCTCCCAGATGGTGAGCGCGTTGGTGTCTACCGGGGCCCCGGTGCGGCTGCTGCTGCCCCCACCGTACGCGCCGGAGGTATCACTGGCGATAGCCTGCCTCAGCATCTCCAGCAGCGGGGCCTCGAGCCCGGTATGCTCACCCACCGTCCTGGGGTGGACGTGGCACAGCTCGAACACAACCTTGCTGAGTGCCGAGCTATCAGGCATTCCGTACATTACTGGTCCCCTTGCGATCTAGTATGGCCTGCGCCAGCGCCTGCCCCTCAGGACAATTATACGGGTCTACCTGGCAGTATGGGCACTTCTTCCTCACAGCCCCGCCTGGATCAGCTCAATAGTGCGGCACGGCCAGTCGCCGCTGTAGTCAGGCCCACCGTCGCAGCCCTGGCATTCCCCGTAGTCACTGGGGCTGTGCAGCCTGATTACCGGGTGGAGTACCTCCGGGGCCTGGCTCAGCAGCTCATGCTGCTCTGCCAGGCGGGCTGCCTGTTCGCCGGCCAGCCGGGCTGCCCGCTCAGCGGCCGGTATCACCCGGCCCAGGGTGATGGGGTGCATGTCTGCCATCTGCTCATCGGTCAGCTGGATCGCGTACCCCTGCTTACGCGCTGGCTGCATGTTCCCCAGCGCCCAGTCTTGCATCCCTGGTGACAATAGGCTCCAAGGGTCTACGCCCACACTGGCACCGTCCGAAGCGTCCATCTGATCCCTCACAATATGCCTGGCACCGGCCGTCCCGGTGGTAGTGTCCGCATTGCTGACAGTGCACCATTGCACGTCCCCCTCTGTTATACGCGCTGTGCCCCCGTTGGATGACGGGGGCACAGCTGCTGTGGCTGCCCTAGACAAGGGTAGCATATTTCCGGTCAGCGTATTCCTTGATCGCTGCCTCGGTGATGGGTACACCCTTACGCCTGAGCCAGTTGTGCACCGCACTTATGGCGCACTCGCAGGCCCTGCAGCGCCTGTCCCTGTCCCCCTGGGCCTTGATGTTGGCCCCTATGAACTGGTGCCCCCGTATGCAGTGGGTCTTGCCGGTGTTCCCGTTGCGGCGGCTCACTGGGGCCCTCTCCAGTTGACTGGCTGCCCAGGGTCTTCACCCTGCAGCTGGGTATTCAGCCGCCACCTGAGTTCCTCGGCCGGGCTGGCGGTCAGCGCCTCAGCCGCCTCCCGCCAGTGGTTCATGAACTCATCCAGGGCATCCTCGCCGGCCAGGCTGGCGGAGTACTCCTTGCTGTCACTGTCGTGGAAGCTCAGGCCCTGGTCGGTGAGCGCGTGGGTGATGTCATGCCCCACGCGCTCCATGTCCTCGATCGGGGTGTCAGCGGGGGCTACGTATACCTTGTTCATGTCAGGCTCCAAAGATGATGTTGATGAGGGCGGCCAGCAGCAGGAATGCAAGCACTCCAAGCGCTGAGTATGCCACTACCCGGAGTAGTGTACGTACCATGTCAGATACCTCCTTCCGGGATGACGTTGACGGGGCCCCAGACTCGGAGCAGGTTTTCCGCATTCAGGACTACTATCTCACCCTGGCTGGTGAATAGCCAGGTGCCGTCCGTGTGCTTGGTCCACAGGTCGTGCATCGCGTCAGCCACTCGCCGGCCGGGCTCCAGGTGGTGCAGCACCTCAGCTGCGTCTACGTCGACTGCCTGGGTGCTCATCGGTGGTCACCGCTGCCGATGAGGGTGCCGCGCTCGGCCCGGCTGTGCAGCTTGGCCAGGTTCTTGTTGAGCACTTCCTCGAAGCTCACCCCCGTGATAGCCTGGCAGTGTACCTCCAGGGCTACCCACATGGCCTCGGCGGTGCCGCGGATGTACCCGTGCATCTCACGCTCCGTGTACCAGTAGTGCAGGTCGTTGGCACGGTTCAACAGGGTCTGCCACGGGTTGCGGACGCCGGTCAGCGGGTCGCGGGTGCCGGTCATCGGGTGGTCAGCGGCGAACCTGGTGAGGTTGGAGCCCTCCAGCTGCATAAGTATGGCGGTGCCCCAGGCAATGTCCCCGTACTCACTGACCAGCTCCAGCTGCAGGCGCTCGGGGGTCCACTGGTGCCATACTGCCTTGGCCCGCTGGCCGAACAGCTCACCCGTTTCCCCCACGATCATGGGGATCAGGTAGGCCCGGTCATTGGCGATGGGCATAAGCAGGCTGCTGGCCTGGGCGGTGTACTCAGTGACGTTCATTCTGGTTCCTTGCGTAGTGACGGTGTCTAGGGTGAGCGGGGGTAGAGGGTTCCTTTGCATCACCTTGGGGCCTCAGCCCCGCTCACATGACTAACCATATGGTCTGGACATGACTCAGCCCCCGTTACTGTCCAGCTGAACAATAACAGGGGCTGAGGGTGGGGGTTAGCTCCGGCCTGGCAGCTTGCGGGCTACGCTGAAACTGTCCACACCTTCCAGGTCAGTGATGAACAGCCCTGTGAGCCTGTCGTCCAGGGTGCCCAGCTCATCATCGTCGAACTCCTCCACCCGGGTGGTGCCGTCCTGCAGGTGGATGTGCAGTACCCACCCGCTCACGTCGCCGGCTCCAGCACGGGTGACTTGGGCCCCTTGCCTGCCTGGCGGTAGGTACCGTCACCCCTGAGGGTGAATTTCAG